TGTGGATATCTCCGCATAATAATAAATCCAAATCAACAAAGTTTAATCTATCATACGCATCTTCAAATTCATAACCTAAGTCAGTTGACATTCCTTGTATTGGTCCATGAAATAACCCAACATAAAAACGGCCATCTTCTTTTGTAAACTCAGGACGAGCGTTATGTTGATACAATGAATAAACTACCCAGTTAATATTTTCATCTTTATATACTCCGCTATGTTGGTAATATTGAATATGGTCATCATCTAATAATTCAACTACGGGACTAATGCTATCCAATCTTTGAGTGTTGTTTTCTAAAAAGTCATGATTACCAGGAATTATAACAACGATACCATATTCACTAAGTTCCTTAAGAAACCATGATGTTAACATTAATTGTTCATTAGATATGTTAATTTTTTGATGTGCAATATCACCGGCTATTACTATTCGAATATTTTCCCAAGTTAATCCTTCATCTCTCCATTGAATGTAATGTGCTTGAATTTCTTTTATTAATTTTGTGAATTGTTCTTTATACAAGTCATGTAGTTGTATTGTACGAATATGCAAGTCAGCAATATGTATGATTTTTTTTACCATCTTTTAATATATTTTGACAAATCTAAATTATACACATTGTATTGTACTTCAGGTGGTACTTTGTATTCAACGAATGTCATATCATCTTTTAATAATACAACAACAGATCCTAATAGCTTTTTAGCCTCAAATTTTGTACCTTCTAACATTTTGTTTAATAGTCTACCATATAATGGTAACTGCACGTAATAGTGTCCTAATGCGTTGTCAGGGATATTACCAAACGGGTTAAACATTTTACCTGTGTAATGTTTAATTTCAAAGTTCTTTGGTTGATTTGACTTCCAATCTGTAATTACAAAACCATAATCAGTTTTTTCTTTGTTCATCATCAACCATACCTTATCTGGTTGTCCTGTGTATTGTAAGTTCGGGTCACCTAAAACAATTTCAGTGTCAAGTAAAACCGCACCTCTCTCATGCATTAAATCTAAAAACGTTTTACCAGCTTGAATCATGTTGTCGCTCTTGCGCTTTTGCTCTTCATCAATTTCATAAATTGGTTGACGAACATCTTTGTAGTTGTCATAACGACTAATCAAATCAGATTCTAACTCAAAGTGTACTCGGCTACCCATATTAGTAGATAACGAACCGGCTAACTTCCATTGTTCTTGTAATAATTTAGCAGCTTCGGGGTCACCATTACTCATACGCAATGCCATACCTTCAGCATCAAATGCTTTATGAAATTTTTTTATAATTTTAGATACCGATGGGAAGTTTGATTTCACTTTGCCATCAACGTCTTTCATGAAATAAATGTGTTTTTCTTCTACGAAAGTTAAATCTAATTCTTGTCTTCTCTTTTCAAGTAATTCCTTTATCTCTAATGAAATTTCTTCTAAATTTTTAATTGTCATTAATCTAATTGTTTTTCTTTATAGTTTGTTAAATCACCTTTTAAATCGGCAATGTCTTGATTTCCTTCTAATTTTATAATCCACACTTTACGCATTAATTTACCACAATTAATTCTGTGGTATAATCTTTCAGCATCATCCCAAGCATCCGGGTCTAAACATATTATAATTTTTTTTGCTTTCTCGTATAATATATCAAATAGTTTTTGACTCATAAATTTCCCAAGCATAGGGATAGCGTTATCTAAAAAAATACTATCAAACGCACCTTCAACAACATAAATTGGTTTATCCCAATCAATCAGGCTTTCATTAAAAATTATGATTTCCTTTTGTGCTTCAGGATTCATATATTTTCTTTTGGTCTTTGACAAATACGAACGACCAACAAAATATGTTAAATCGCCATCAATATCATATGATGGAATTATAATCCTGTTTTCATATAACCCTGACGTACAATACCCAATATTAAATTTTTTACACATATCATCTGTGATATTCCTACTCTTGATGTAGTTGTGTGCTTGTTTATATTGTGGTAATAATTTCATACCCATACTAGCATCCTTAAATGCTATGAATTCTTTTGGTAGCCTAACCTTCTTATACACCCTCTTACCTGCTGATTCATCCTCTTCCGGCTTTAATAACTGATATTTTTTTAGTTGTTTTGTTGTGCCAAATTTCTTAATTAACTTATATATAGAACCATGAGTATCATGCGTTTCTGCACAAACCCAACACTTATAAACACCATATTTGTAATTGATTTCTAGATTACCTTTCCCATCACCATTGTCTAATCCCTTAATATCATAAGAGCATACAGGGCAGTCGAATGATACTTGACATCTATAGTCGTTGTGATTTTTATAATCACCAAAAATATCTTCTAAAATCTCTAAAACTAGGGAGTAATCTAAATCTGTGGTGTTCATAATTATAATATAAATAATAATTGTGATAAAAAAAAATGGGAGCCGAACACCACCTCGACTCCCGACCAACCAACCTATATTTCTATAGGTCCCGTCCTAATATTAAATATAACTTCAAAAAGTAATAATGTAAAATATTACTTGCCGAATTTGTTTATACAACTGCTCTTCCTTTCATATTTTCCCAATCTCTATCTACTCTTACTGCGTCGTTTGTTTTCTTTGTTGCATCTAATACATTATTTAACGTTCCTAATTTATTTGTTAATGATATTAATGCTAATAAATCTTTTGGAAAACAATGTCCACCAAAACCAAAATCACCATCGTGGCCTGGTACAGACCAATGTGAATTTCCTAATCTTTCATCATGAATTGCGTATTCAACAACTTTATCATAATCAATGTTAAGTTTATTACATAGTTGATAGATTTCATTTGCAAACGATACCTTAACAGATAAAAAAGTATTAATTAAATACTTAACCATTTCTGCGTGTGTTGAATCCGTTTTTATAATTTCTGCTTTTGGAAATACTTTACTGAATACCTGTTTTAGTTTTGTTGTTGCAGGTCTTGGACCACCTAAAATAATTCTATTCTGATTTTCATAATCTTCAATTGCATTTCTTTCTGTTAAGAATTCAGGGTTAAACGAAACAATTACGTTTTCGTATTTTGAATTAAGGTTATTAGTCGTTCCGGGTGGTATTGTTGATTTTATTACAACAATTTTATCTTTTGAATTTTCATTTATTTTTTTAATTACGCTTTCAACAATATCAGTATTACAACTACCATCTGTATTCATTGGTGTTGGTAAACATACAAATATCACCTCTGATTTTTCAATCAATTCACTTTCACTTGAATTACATTTAGATTCATCTAAATCAAATGTTAATACGTTATAAAAATTTTTAAATTTATGGTAGACTGCGCCACCAACAAATCCTTGTCCTATAATTCCAATAATCATTATTTAGTATTTTGCTTGTTCATATTAACATATCCAATGACACATGTTGCAGCATCTGCCATATCATAATTTTCTTTTTTCAAATTACCTGTTTTACCATATAACCATTGAACTTCTGGACATACAGCATTCACGTGTTCCCATATAACATGCTTTTTATCAATATCTTTAGGGTATCCGCCAAATAAAACATTACGGCCTTTATCATTTGCACCAACTAAATCAGGGAAAGCAAATTTTCTTGAATTATATGTTGAAATGAATATTGGTAATACACCTAGCACATCATAACATGATTTTAAAATCAAAGTATTGTATCGTAATAATGTTCCAATAGTATAGATATTATTGGATTGTAGTAATGGTTCTTCAATTATAACTTGAACGATACCCATATCTTTATAGTCTTCCAAATGCTTTTTGAATGCTTCTGCTTTTTTAATAAGCTCTTCAATCTTATCCTCAGGCTGAGGCTTGATTTTTGGAGAAAAGTGAGTTAATTCTAATAACTTTGATCCAGTTAAATCAAATAGGGCAAAACCTATCGTTTTGGTGCTTATATCAAGTCCGAGAATCTTAGGTTTATTTTTAAATTTTATATCAATACTACTCATGACATAAAATATAGTACAATATAAATAAAATGTAAATGATTAAAAATCAAGTCTAACTGATATCACTTGTGCTCCCGTTCTTTTTATAGGTGTTGGTGTTTTAGCGACAACTAATGCATTTTTAGTATTATCTAATAATGCAATTTCAGTCATATAAACATCTTTACCTGTGGTGTATGTTGGGTTTTGGGATTTTTCAAATTTACCATTTGGTAGATTAACCAAGAAATTAAACTCTTCAATATCAGAACCTCTTACTAATTTAATACTACCCGGAAATGGTTGTACGTCACCAAACTGACCATATTGCAAAGATGTTGTTGTAAATCCAGTCGCACTATTTGTTCCTAAATAATTTGTTGTCACGCCTGACATATGACTATCTAAATCAAATATTGTTGCACTATCATATATTGTTTTGTTAATAACGTATGTACTTGATGTTAAATCATTTCGTTGAATATATGTTGTACCGCTATATGTACTACCGGTTATTTTATTTGTGTAATCAGAGAATTTCCATGAACTTGCGGATGGTAAAGTAGTTCCATTTGTTAATTGCATTAACAATAATATTTTTTTACCTAAGAATCCGCTCACAATATTGTTAAGACTATTACCTGTTACCATATATTGAAATTCAGATGAATCAAAATTTAATATAACATTTGATGGTGTTGTTGTACCGGTAATTTTTGAATAATAATTACATGGTAACGCATTTAGTGTCGAACCATCTTCATTTGCGATTGCATATGTTACCCATAATGTCTGTCCTGTAGTGCTTATTAACGAATTTTCAGCTAAATCACCTGTTGCAAGTAATTTCAACTTAGGTGCTGGTAACGTATACTTTCTATTACTTCTGTAGTCTAAAATTGCAACAAGTTCTTGGTCGTCAAAAACAATGACTTTATGATTTACGAAAACTTTACCAACTCTATTATTATTCATGTCAATCAAATAACGATATTTTAAATTAATATTTTGCTCTATTAAAGTATTTGTGATTCCACTTATATCAATAAATTTCCAAGGTTTTATATAGTAATCAGTGGTATCCATACTAAATTTTGCGCCACTAACATTTGTACCAGTTGTACCAGTAACTCTATGATAATAAATGTATGGTATATAAATTTCAAAATAATCATTATCAGTTTTATCATCATCAGTAATAGTGTTACCGGTTGTTGTTAAATGACTAATAAAATCATCATATTTAAAAAATCTTTCTGGATCATATATTAAATCACCTAATTCAGAATAATGTAAAATCGCAATGCTTCTTTGTTCTTCTGGTGATACTTCGATAATATCTCCTTTACAATTTTTGAAACTTGTTCCTATCAATGTAGATGTAAAGCCGGTACTTGTTGCACTTCCTGATAAATTTTGAAATGTTTGTCCAGATGATGTAGTATAACCTAAAAAATTTTTAACAGATGCGTATCTATTGCTTGTGTATCCATTTATATCTTCATTTGACGTTTTAGCACCTATTGGTCTAGTTGTCCATATGGTATTCAAAGTCCAAGAATTTAATTGACTTGTACTTGATATTGGTGTTGGTAAACAACCTGGTTCAATATCTGTAACATTATATTCATTGTCATATAAATTATTAAAAACAACACCATTAATAGGTGCTCCAGTTAATGATGTCAAATTTGGTAAATTTCTGTCTAGTGTTAATGTGTTACCACTTTTAGATAAAATTTTATATGTTAAACTTGTTGTGTTACCAGTTATAACATTTGTTGTTCCCGATGTTGGTTTTAATGCTAATGTTATAAATTCATCTGCAGCAAATAAACTACCAGTTGCAACAGATAAAGTGTTACCACTTATAGATGATAATAAAACCGATTCTTTATGTGTTTGTATTGTTGTACCTGTTAAATCAAGATAATTAGAGACATGTCCCGCAGGTCCCATCAAATTTCTTAAATTTGTTGTCGTATAATCAGGATTTAAAACTGGAATGCCATATGTTGTTGTAGTATTACTATCTAAATTAAATGGGTATTTTACTGCATTATCACCATCAAAAGGTGATAAAACATATTGATGTGTGTCAATTGCACCGGTCAATGTGTATACTGATCCTGTTAATATTGATAATGAACCTGCGTAATCAAATTCAGAATCACCAATTTGAAAGTATGCGATATTAAAGCTACCGCTAGCAATTGCTTTTCTGCCTTTTTTGGTTATTCTAGCTGAAACTACCTCTCCGTTATTACTACTTAAAAAACTCATATGTTATAAATATCTTTTTTTTATTTTACACTACTTGTTCTAATTTAGCTTGGAACTCCTCCGCAACCCATAAATCCTGTTGAAGTTATTGCGTATAAAGTGCCACCTGGATTAGTTGTTGTATTAACATTAGTAATTACCCATACATTACCAGGTGTTGTAACTTTTTCATTAATTGCAAATTGGCCTTCAGGATATTCTTCTGAATATACTATAGAACTATCAGAGCAATTGGTTAATTGATACCAAATACTTATCGGAGTTGATGTTGGTGTTGGTGTTGGTGTAACGGTTGGTGTTGGTGTTGGTGTAAATACTGAAGTTGCTGTTGGTGTAGGTGTAACAGTTGGTGTTGAGGTAGCCGTTGGTGTTGGTGTTGGTGTTGGAATTCCAGTAATTGGTTTAATAATTTCATAGTCACATCCTGCGCCAGTAGATTTAATTTTAACGTAAGTAGGATTGCTTCCACTAATATTAGGAATAAAACTACCAGTTTGTAAGTCAATTAACGTTACACCTGTTACAAATGGTGTTAATGAACCAGAGCAAGTTGATTCAATACATGAATACAAACTAAAAGGTCCTGGTGACCCTACTGGTGAATTTAATGTTATTGTTACTGGTACTGACATTTTTTTTATTTTTTTATTTTTTTATTAACTACATAATGCACATGAAATTGGGTCGGTTTCAAATGACCCCGCTGGCATTGCTAATGGATACGTTGAATTTACTTCTGATAATAGTATACCACCGGAAATTGAAACTTGTGATGCACAAGTTGTTGTATCAATAAAACCTTTGGTTCCGTATGTCACATTATATAATATATATTTATATCGTAAATTCGAATCTGTCCAACCACATAATTCATAAACATTATATTTTGGTAGAGATGTCGCAGTTGGTGTAACGGTTGGCGTAACGGTCGGTGTTGCTGTTGGAGTAGGTGTTGGTGTTATTGGTAAGCCGTAAACAATTGTTGCATTAAAACTACATGTCGGTGTTGCTGTTGGAGTAGGTGTCGGTGTTGTTGGTAACCCGTAAACTATTGTTGCGTTAAATGAACATGGAATCGGTGTTGCGGTAGGGGTCGGTGTTGGTGTTGGTATATTTAAAATTGGAATAATTTGTGATGTAGAACATGTATTAAAATACGATGACGTGGAAACAGCTTTAATGTGTGTATGTTTATATAATGTTAAACCACTTACATATATTGTCATTCCTGATATTGATGAACTATTTTCATCAATTGTTACACCAGTAGAGTTATAGTTAAAAGTTACCCAATTTATATCAGTATAACCGCTAATTGGAGTTGTTTCACATGTTGATTCAGTTGAACCAGAACATGCGTATAAACTAATCGTTTTAACCGAGTTACCCTTTTTCCCTATATTGACATTTGCTGCAAAATATTCTGGCATATCCTATAAATATAAATTAAATAAAAAACCCCTTATAATAAAGGGGGTTTAATATTTTAATTAAGGACATTGAGTTAAGACAAGACCACTACTTTTACCATCTGATCGTGCGCTACCTTGTGGACAGGAATGAATTAATTCAAATTTATATGTTCCATGATACAACGTTTGTGCTGGTGATGTTACAATTCTATTTGATGTTGTGGTTACCACCGATAAAGTTTGAAGTGTTGAATGTTGTGTTGCTGCTTCACCCGTTAAACCAGAATAATTAACCTGAGTTGTTACAATGTCATCAGTATAAATGCCGCTAATTAATGCTGATGTTGCTGTTATGGTAAATGTTGGTAAGGTTTCAGTTATACCTGATAATGATTTAACAACATTTCCGGTGCATTGTGCATTAACATCACCTTTACTTGTTACTATAATTGCATCATCACCACAAGTGATTCCTGATACTGTATAAGTTCCTCCTGTTAGTTGATTTCTAGTTACACCTGTTGCATAAAATCTATTTGTACCTGCGTTATTATAAAGTCCTAAATTTGCCACAAGTGGCCCTGAGGAACTTTCTGAAAATAAAATACTCATTGTACTACCTGTAGAACCTATTGATGGTGATCCCCCTACGGAACCTCCTCCGCTAACTTTTGAAAATAAAGTTGATGTTACGCTTTGAACTTCTATGTCAAAATTTCCTGTATTTTGACTATTTCCTGAGCATGTTAATGTTACGCTTGCCATGATTTGTTTTTATAAATATTTGTTTATTTTATTTTATTTTATTAAGGCGCAGGAGTTTCCCCACCACCACCTTCTGTTGGAGTTGGCGTTGGAGTTGGTTCCAGACAAGGGGATAAAGTAAATAAACTTCCTCCTCCCGCATCAATTAATCCATAAGATTGATTTGCACAGAATGTTATTTGATTACCCGCTAATAAATTTGAATCTGATTGATAAACACCGCTACAATCATAATAACTTATTCCAATTGTTGTTTCACCGTTGTTTTCAATTCTATATTCTCTACATATAAATGTCGTCGTAGGTGTTGGTGTCGGGGTAAATGTTGGTTCTGGTGTCGGTGTAGGTGTTTCAGTTGGTAATAAACTACAATCTCTATAGTCAAGTACTTCACCAATTGTGTTAATTTGAACAGCGTATGTTACACCATCTTTAGTCATTCTATACCAATTACCATTTCCGTTAAATCTATTATTTAGACCACTGTTAGTGTAGAACACATAGCCATACATCATACCTGTTGTGCCTGGAAGTGCGTAAACTTCACTCGTTGGGTTAAGACTATTGCAAGCCTCATTAAATGTTGAATAACCAAAAGATTCAATATTATATACTGACGGTAATGGTGTTGCTGTTGGTGTTGGTGTTACAGTTGGTGTTGATGTTGGTGTTGGTGTTGGTGTTGGTGTTGCGCAATTATTTGTAATTGATTTAACAGTCACGTTAGATGGGTTTAACCAATCTCTCATAGCAAAGTACCATGTACCTAAAGGTACCTGTAATATACCTAGCGTCGTTGGATTACTAATTGGTAATGGGTCAAAATAACCAGCAATCGCCTCAGCGGCCGATGCAAACCAAGTTGAATTATGTGCATAATATGTACCATTACCACCACTAAAATTAGAATAAGTTGCTGTTACTTTACCTGGGTCGTTACCTCCCGCTCCACATGCACTCATAGTTAATGTAAAATTAACAGGTACTGGTGTAGGTGTTGGTGTAGGTGTTGGTGTAGCTGTTCTAGTTGGTGTAACGGTTGGTGTCGGTGTTATTGTTGAGGTTGGAGTTGGTGTTGGTGTTAATGTTGCTGTCGGTGTAGGTGTTGGGGTAGTGCCGTTACAAGTCCAACAATCATCAAACGTATCAATTATTGGGTTATTATTTGGTGTTGTAATTTGAGTAATACTATCAAAACATTGATTTTGTTCTCCCCCTAAAGATGAATATGCTTTAACAATAACACTTGGCGATTCGCCTAAATTTGTTTCCGTATAGAATTGACCAAATATTCCAGATTCACAAATTATACCTTGGTAGTAATATCTAACTGGTGTAGGCGTAACCGTTGGTGTTGCTGTTGGTGTTGGTTCTGGTGTAGCTGTTGGTGTAACCGTAGGTGTTCCTGTCGGTGTTACCGTTGGTGTTCCTGTCGGTGTTACCGTTGGTGTTGGAGTGATAGTTGGTGTAACTGTTGGTGTTCCTGTTGGTGTAACCGTAGGTGTTCCTGTTGGGGTAACTGTTGGTGTTCCTGTTGGTGTAACCGTAGGTGTTCCTGTTGGGGTAACCGTAGGTGTCGGTGTAATTGTTGGTGTAAGTACGTTAAGAACAATATCGAAAGCACAATCTACTGGTGTTGGTGTAGGTGTTACTGTAGGTGTGGCTGTTGGTGTTACAGTTGGTGTAGATGTAACCGTTGGTGTTGGTGTAGGTGTTACTGTAGGTGTGGCTGTTGGTGTTACAGTTGGTGTAGATGTAACCGTTGGTGTTGGTGTAGATGTTACTGTTGGAGTTGGGGTTGGAGTTGGTGTAAGTACGTTAAGAACAATATCGAATTCACAATCTACCGGTGTTGGTGTAGGTGTGCCTGTAGGTGTTGGGGTTGGGGTATATGTTGGGCTATTTGGTGTTGATGTTGGCGTCGGAGTTGGAGTTGGTGTAAGTACGTTAAGAACTATATCAAAAGCACAATCTACTGGTGTTGGTGTAGGTGTACTTGTTGGAGTTGGGGTTGGTGTAAATGTTGGTGTATTTGGTGTAGATGTTGGTGTTGGGGTTGGAGTTGGTGTAAGTACGTTAAGAACAATATCGAAAGTGCAATCTATTGGTGTAGGTGTTGGTGTTACAGTTGGTGTACTTGTTATAGTAAGTGTTGGTGTTACCGTTGGTGTAACCGTAGGTGTTGAAGTTAATGTAGGTGTAATAGTTGGTGTACTTGTTGGCGTTGCCGTAGGAGTAACCGTAGGTGTTGAAGTTAATGTAGGCGTAACCGTAGGTGTCGGTGTAATTGTTGGGGTTGGAGTTGGGGTAGGTGGTATTGATTGATATTCTGCGGAACCATTAGTTAATATACAAGTAAATGAATCATTATTACCAAAAACTTCATTATCAAGATAAAAATCAATTATATCTGTACAATCGTTTGGTCCATATTTAAATGAAGTTAATTTTAATCTTTCAACATTATTATCATCTATAAAATATTCATAAGATACTATTTTTTTAAATCTTAATGTTGATGTACTGCCTGAAGCGTTTGTATATGGATTATACGTGCTAATTACGCCATAGTCATTTATGGTTTGTGATTTATTTATAAAATCATTAATTATATTTTCAACTGCTTTTTTCCATAATAATCTAATTGCATTATAATCAGGGTCAATTTGGTTTGTTGTGTCACCAACTAAATCATATAAATCACCAATAGATGTTCCTGTTGGTGTCTTGTATAACCTTGCATTTGTTGTTGTTCCAGTTGTATTTGATAGATAACCAGATACCCTTACATGGTATTTAGTATCATTTGTGTTACCAGAATATGTTATACCATTTACATCAATAACTGGTACTATTTGAAGATACCCGTCATACTTGTATTCACCTAAGGCATTTGTTTCACCTGAAAATGATATACCATTCCAAGTAACACCAGAAGAAAAGCGTTTTTGATAGTTAGCTTCACTAATTCTGTATTCCCAATAATCTGTTATACCCGTGACTTCAATAGGTAAAATTGGTGTTAAATATTCATTTATTATTGATGGTTGACAACCAAATTTGTATTGATACTTGGGTCTATTAAAAATACTATTGTCAATTAAATTGCCACCTGTCCATAATGTTGTAGCTGGTATTAATTGATCTAAAACACTTGTCCAATTAGGACTCATTTTTTCTATAAATTCATTAACATTACCAATGTTAAATGGTCTAAATGCTGTTTTCGATAGGTAATCACTTATAACATCTTCTAATCTAATATAATTCTTTTTATATTTTATTATATTTGAATTTGTGATTTGTGTTGTTACAGTATTTTGTAAGAATTCTGCAAAAGTAATACCGGTTTGTGGTAATAATGTTGCAGTACCAAATGATAATTCAAGCTCTCTCGATTTTCTCCAAATATCATAATCTAAAGCTTGTGCTGATGACAAGTAGACACTAATATTTTTTCTATTAAAAATTAAAGAATTATTTGTGTTTAAAAGTTCTGTTTTAACATTATCAATTGTACTTTCAATTTCGTAACCAGTATTCAAGCCCGGTAAATTTCTATACACATTAAAGTAATCTTCACCATATGTGTATTGCGCGTTTTTAGTATATGTTAATTTTGTTTTTCCTGTTAATACAGATTTATCAAAATCAACAACTAATGGTGATCTGTGGTCTAATGTGGTCTCATACCAACCAGAACCTTTTTGAAAAAATATTTCACCGGTTGTTCCAGATATCGCTTGTGGAAATAAACTATTTTGTTTTACTGGATAACCTGACCTATTATAATTAAATGAACTACTAGTTTGACCTGTTAAGTATGTGTACCCTGTTGAATTAAACGTGTATCCGGTTACTACGTTTTTATAATCTAATCCAGCCAAAACATCTTTAATATCAGATTCTAATGTTGGTGAATTAGGAAATGATTTTATTTCATAGACATATTGGTTTATTTTAATTAATGGTTCTGGTGCCCCCAAAAACATTAAGAAAAATTCTAAAGACTTTCGAGTTCCTTTTGATTTATATATGTAAGAAAGATTAACTAGTAATCTTCTGTAAAATTCATATTCTGCTTCAATTGGTGACATATCACCAGAAACACCAGCGTATTGCGATGTTGATTTTGAATACAATAATTCATTAAGTGATTTTTCGTCACTCAAATTAATACTATCTAAACCAAGAGTTGTTGCTAAATTTTTTAATAATATATCAGGTAAATTATTTACACCATCATAACTTACATTTCTCATGTGAGCAATGTTGTCGATATATTTTTTTACCTTATCGAAGCTCTGTCCATATATTTGAAATACCGCCTCTGTCTTTTGATCTGGTGTATCAAATTCGTATAATTGTGGGGACGATAAGAATCTAACAAATAAATTTGATTTATAGTTATCAATCTCTGTTGCCACATCACTTAAATCAGATAGGTAATTATCAAATTCTATACCGACAATTTGGATATTCCAATTGTCTTTAGCTGCTGGCCATGTATATGTTAAAGGTGATAAATCTGTACTTGTACCATCGTTTCTATCTCTTGGTACATAAAATGTTGCGCTATATATTGGTGTAGTATCTCTTCTTAATAAACTCTCTTTTAAATCATCTAAATTATTAAAAAACTCTTCGACTATAATGTCGTTAGGTTTGATTAATATATTTGTATTTGTTGTTGTACCAGTAAATGCTTTACCACTCACTTTTAAAGTGATTACACCATCTGTATTCGGTTCAACGTATTGAATAATGTTAAACTTATTTGTGTTGACTTCAATAACATAATTTGTATATGATGAATAAAAATCTCTAATTGGGTTATTTGAAGTTACTAAAGTGTTGCTTTTTGGTTTTTTATAAACAATACCAAATGGATTATAAAACATTGCTGTTTCAATTTTCATTGATGTTGTATTAGTTGACTGGTCGTAGCTTACATTATAAGCAGTAAATCCACTTAATGTTGTAGGGCTACTTTTGTCAACTAAAATTGCAGCAGGAAAATGTTTAATAATATCTTGTACCGCAACAGATATTCTTTTCTTTAATGAACCAAATAAAGATTTACCAGCATCATTTAAATTGTCTTTAAATTTTAAATCTTTTGATTTTTGTGATTCAATATATTCTTGAACCACAGAATTGTTAGTTTTACCTGTTAAGTCTTCTAACGTTAAAAAGGTTGAAAATGGATTAGTTGTGAAATTTTTATCATCCTTTTGGACGATACCACTATCTAACCCAAAGTTCGTATTGGCCAACTGAGCGGTACCCGTAGTGATTTGTACCCCTACGAGATTGTCATTAAATGTTTCTGCACCACTTGCAGCCTGAATAGGAACTTTTCTTTTTGCCATTAAACGTCAGTAATTGTATCAAAGTTTAGTGTTTCATCAATACTGGTTCTTTGTTCGCGAACTTCGTATAATGTATCATTAAAGTCGTCTTTGATTTCAAATAGGTTATATTGTTTATAGATTTGATTATCTTTATCGTAGATAGTGTAAATTCCCGGTGTAACTGCTTTCGTTTGATTACCATAAAGCGCGTTAGCTAATGTGCTAGCGTCATGTTCTATCATTTCAATTTCAATTGTTGTTGGATTGAAGAAAGTATTTGATAAGATTACTTTTTGACCTGGACTACCAATAAATGGTACGCTGTTTGGTTTATTTGACGGAGCTGAAGATGGTGTAATTGTTAAGAACATTAAGTTGGTTGTACCCTCACTATATTGATATCTAACAGATTTTGCAGCCGTATTAGATAAATTTGCTGTAACTGCGGTACAATAAAAACATGATGTTACAACCTTATAAAAATTTGGTAATTTTTGATTCGTTGTTGCGCTTATGTATTCAATTCTATAACCAACTAAACCTTGAGGTGTAAACTTTGCTCTATCCTCACTTGGAATGTTACTTAAATCTATTATCAATCCTCTAACAGATGGTAGTGATGCTAGAACTCCACAATCTGTAATTCTTGTACGAATTTGCTTTGGTCTTAAATGTAAGGTGTATATACCTAAATCACTAAAGTCATTAGCAGGTAGTTTAAGGTTATACATACCTCCTAAAATTTCAACACCTTGTGCTGCAGTATCACCAGTGATAGTCTGCGAATTGTGAAATATTGGTGTTAAAATGGTTTTTGGTGATAATTTTTTTAATGTTGGTGTTGTTGAGGCTAACCTGTTACCTACAAAATGATATAATATCTCAACATCATCTGGTGACACATCCGCCGGTCTAACAATCCCATAACTTCCTACTGCCATAGCTTTTAATTATAAATATAATTTTTATGTTTTTTTAACTGTAAAATATCCATTTCCGTATATTTCCATCTCATCCATGTTATCAATTTCGCTTAATCTAAGATTAAATTCCGCCACACCTGATTTTCCCCTTTCAACGAAAATGTCAGAATATACGGTAGGGTCATCAATAAAACCTAGGAAATGTTCGTTTCTTGTAATCATTTGGTTAAAGACCTCTTCTCTGGTGTAACCAGTAACTGAGCCTGTAATAATAGTTGTACCATCAATATAATCCATATAATACAGATTGTCTATGGTATATCCAGTTATTCGGTAACCATTGTCATCTAAACTACTACTATTTGCACCGACAACAGTTCGTTCACCATATTTTTTCAATTCACCAATTCTACTTCCACCCATTAGTGCCACATTGAATTTTGTGCTACCGGTACCAACGTGTGATACATTATTTGTGTAATCTAAATCACTTAAATAATTTTGTTTTCTACTAGATGATAAATAATATTCCGTAGTTGAATTTCGATATAATAAAGAATTTTCTGTGTACGTATACGTCCCCATCATGTCTAATCCAGTGTAACCTGTAAATGGATTTGATGTATTAATTACTTTCGTAACACTTTGTGTTGTCCATGGGCTTTGCAAAAAGATAGTAACATTATAATTTGTTGACCCTGTATATGTATGTGTTACAGATGGGAACGATGTTCCAACAGAACCAGAGTTAATTGGAAACGAACCGGATGTTCCGTCACCCCAATTAATTGTATAGTTTTGTTCTATAATAGTTCTTAATTTGTCTGGATTAACAGAACTATACACTTGTATTGTTTTACCGCTTTGCGAATAAAGAAAATTTACTAATTGGTCTATTTGCTCTATCGAACCTGAACCATTTTCATCAGCAAAACTTACCATAACACCCATTTCATCTGCATCAGCATCTAAAAATATTGGTAAATTGTAATCATTTTGAGTCTGTCCAGATGGTACTGAATACCAAGAACTACCATCCCATTTGTAATATCCATCAGATAATGAACTAGATACGATATAATATGTTAACCCTGTCAATGGTGATAAATTGTACGCATTACCATTCTCGTCAGTTCCAATCCATGGTATAATATTATCATCATAATCGTACCAGCTTTGGCTAGTTTGTCCTACGATTTTAACAGTTTGAATGTTAGGTTTTAATATGGTATATTCTAGTTTACTCATTTTTCATAAAATTTAATTGGATTAAAAGTTTGTCCTGTATTCCAACCAACCCTTTGATTCATCGTGCTTCCTGTTTTAAATATTGCAGTACCACCTGTGTATGGGTAAACACAATACGTTCTATTGGCGTGATTAAAATCTACTTGGTAGTACATGTCACTTGTATCATTAACACTATGTCCTGATGTGAAACCGCTATTAGTAAAATCAATTATATCTGATGTTTTAGCATTAAAAAATTTTGCTGACATAAAAAATGTGTTGCCAATTTTATTACCAAAATAAAATGTGTCGTCTAGAACGCTTTCATCTTCAAACCAAAACAAATACATATTTTCTTTATTTCTATAATTGGTACCTTGAAAAACTGGCACATGAATATGAAATTTAATTCCGTTATCAGAATACAAATATTTTTCTCCTAGTGGTAATGATAGATTTTTTGCAAATACTAATTTTCTATTTTGGCGATATGGTGCCTCGAAACAAATGTTATTTGCTTGAGTTAAAGTCCATCCACTACCAGTTTGTGGATTATTATTTATGTTACCAGAAGATAATGATTTATATATGTTACCGATATTTGTTGAATCTATGTAATAAACAATTTCATCTAGACTATATGTAACTCTAGGGTCCCAATCTTTTGATGGTGTTTTATAAAATTCTAATCTAAAAAAACTACGAGTTGCTTGTGCCAACATCATTTCATTTTCTCTTAATGTAATATCTGATGATGGTGCCGCATAATTCTGTACATATGACCCACTACCATTATCAAAGAAAAAAGAATACCAAATATCTGTTTGTGAACCAGCAGATCCTGTATATGATTCATGTATATATCTTACTGTTTCATAATTGAGAACAGGATTAATAATACTATCTAAAACCTCATCTTTAAAATCAGCAAGATTTTCTTGCCAACCTAAATCAAGTTTAAAATTTTGTTCGGTATTTAAAACGATATTTTTTGTATTATTGTTTCTTATAATTTTCATTAACAATTGTTTTTACTATTATAGAATGTAAATCCTGTTTTAGGTAAATCTTGTTTATTAGTATATGTTTGTTCGTTTCTTAAATAAAAGTTTATATCTGACATTACATGATGTGTGTTGTTTATGAATGGAAAGTTTGTACCATTACCATCAGTATCAACAAAGCCATGGTCATATAAATCTCTCCATTTCCATACTTTATTAACTGAATCGTATTTCGTGTTATCTGGTAAGAATAAAATATCTTTAGTATTGGATACCTCAATATATGGTGATAGCTGTCTTAATTTGATTCTATGATGTGGTTGGTAATAATAACCTATTGTGTTTCCTGTTGTTGCACCTGAAAATCCAACCACGTTACCATCTTGTCCGTAATCAAATAATGTTGTTGTTCCGTCGCTTGCTTTTTTTCTATGTGAAAATTTATGAAACGCTTCACTAATTATTCTTTCGTTAAAATCATTAAAATTATATTCAACAAATGCTCCTGTTAATGTTGTACCGCTTGGTATTGTTGTACCTCCAGAAAATGTGAGCCCACTATAAATACCCTTACCATTAAAAGTTGTTGTTCCTGAAATTGATGTTTCAGTTGAACCGATAAATATATCATCTATCCAACTATTATGAAAATTATATTTGAATCCTACTTTCGGTGGATAGGTAAAAAACCCATTACCATTTCTTAATAATATGGTGGCGTATACTTCTGTTGGTGTGTAACCTAGATTGTTTGTTATACCCGTGAGTGTGAATGATTTTTTAAAATCAAATAAAACTGATTCCATTCTATTTCTTTCAACAAGAACATCTTCTTCCCTTAAAAGATTTTGATATAATATTTTCTTTTCATCTCTCCATAATGAAGTTTCAAATCCAATTTTATCTAGGATGTAATCTTCTTGTGTGGTAATTGTTTTATGTTTATGTACATAATATTGTGATGTGGTACCTGTAATATTTTTAATATTTAAACATCTTTTACCAGTAACAAATGTTACACCACTTAATGTAAACCCTGATGTAAACTCACTTTTTAATAAATTAATAACATATTTTTCAGAATCGTATATTTCGTTTCCAACGCTATCAATATAAATTGTGTTTTTTTCTATTGAGGAGCCATTTAATGTTCCGCCACTTATTATAATAAATTCACCTTGATTCATACCATGTTCTACTGGTGAAGTTAATACATAATATGGGTCCATGTCTTCAACCCTAAATGGTATCCCGTCTTTTGCATTAAACGGATACGAAGTTCCACCACTTAAACTATAAACCATTGGGTATTCTGTGTCACCAGAATAAACATAACTTAAATATAAATTCCAATTATGATATGGTGCATCAATTGATGTAATAGCTGTATGTCCAGTGTAACCGGTTGTTTGTACGTTAGTTTGATATGTTGTAATTGAAGTACCGCTAGTTGGTACATTAACTTCTCTTATAACATCATTTCTCATTAATGCAAATTCGTTATATGGAACGTAACCCGAATTAATAAGAAGTGAGCCATCTTCGACTAAGTAAAGATTCTTTTTTAATGGGTCATATGTTGTTGAACCAGAATATAAATTACGAAATAACATTTTTATTTTTCCGTAAATTTTATATTGATTAGATTTATTTCTTTCTTTATCAAATAACTCATTTAAATTTAATACCACATCCATATCACCTTCTCGAAGTAATGTGTTGTTATTATCTAAATTTAAATTTAAATTAATATCTTCTTCTGGCGCTTTGAAGTATCTTTTACTTGGTAATATAATTTTTTTCTGTTCCATTAATTAACTGGTGGGAATGCTCCTTTTGGTCCAAATTGGTCCATAAATTTATCAAGCCCTGTTTTGCCGGCTTTCAGTCCAAAATAAAATTGAAATGGTGTAGAAAGTATTTGCTTTGTACCATTATAATAATCCTCTCTTTGTGGTAATATAAAATCAACACCAGTGTTCCATGGTATACCATCCTCCAATGTAATTGGGTTTTTTTGCCAAGTTCCTGCTGCACCATAACGAATATATAACGTACCACTAGTTGGGTTATCTACTTCATCTGATGAGCTTTTTAAAACAGTAAACCCAGGATATTCTTCATTAAATTCAGTGTGTGTTGAACCTGATGATATTACCCTATCAAATTCAATAATATTAGTTAAATTCATCCCGCTTAGTGTTAATCCGGTAAATGTGTTTGTTATTGGTAGTAAGATGTATTGGTCTGTCTCATTATTTGGGCTACCGCTTAATGTGTAACCATATGTCATACCTTGTAATGGTTGTATTTGAACTGATGTGTAATCCCATGATTGGTTATCAGATGTATCTTCGTCTGTACCACCAAATCCAGTTCCTTTTTTATCCCATAAATAAAATGGTACTTTTTGTGATGACTCAGTTAACCTACCCGGTTCATTTAAACAAGTTCTAATTCTGAACCCATCCTCGTCTAATTCTAAAGTAACCGGTAAAGGACCTGGATATCCTTTATTATCTGAATTCACATAATTCTTATAAAAAACTTGTGGGTATAAATCGGGGTCTAAAAATTGATATGAATACCCAATATATTTCGGATTTTGTAAATCAAACTCTTCAATTCCGGCCTCATTATTAATTGAAATTAATTGTAATAAATCTCCGTTAAAAACGTTACTAAATGTTACACCCGTAAATTGTGGAAACCCCCTGTTATCAAAAAAGTTATCGACACCAAATGTATTATTACTAACATCCAATCTGTAGTTAATTGCTAGACCCATTAACTCACCAAAACTTTTAAATGATGTTGCACCAATTGAACGTGAAACAGAACAGTTTGGGTCTAAATTTTTATCAACACAAATTTCTTTTATAAATTCATCTCTTGGACCTAAATCAACAAAAGTTGTTGGATAACCAATTGTATTGTTTTGTCTTGTAAATGTTGTTCCATTACTATTAGAAAATGCTGAACGATAATAAAATCTATTTTGGTCTGCAACGTATCTCACAACATTCCTGCAATACTTTATAGCTGTTTCAACTCCACTAGTAACATTTTTTGCTTTAAATTGAAAGAAGTATAATGAGCCTGATAACCAGTTATCAATAAAACTATAGTTAACAATTCCACCACAAAATAATTTTCCGACTCTTTTTCTTCTGTAATATTCGTATAGAACATTTGTTAACCTTGCTGATGATTGTGTACCTGGTACAATATAAAATACTCCATTTGCAAATTCACTTCTTTTACTAGGTGTTGCCGTATGAAGATAAAAAACCTCACTTTCCATATCTCTACATTGTGCTAAACCATTTATCGGAGGGCCATATGGTGCTGTTCCTGTAACACCACTTACGTTTCCAGCTAGTAATGTGGCTTCTACATTATCGCCTGCAGAAAGAGTTGCTTTATATATTCTTGATGTACCAGACGTAACAAAATAACCTGTAGCTAAAGATTCGTTATATAACGTATCATAAAGTTTACACGCGTCTTCTAGTAACGTATTAGATACTGGGTCTGTTTCAAACACACCAATTTTTCTTACGCTAACAGTATACCCAATATTTTGATTAAAAAGAAAATCTCTATCATTCAATTTGAAAACACCAGCGTCTTCATAGATATATGAACCACCCGATGATGGATCAAGGAGCATTACCCTATCTCCAAATTGAAGTGCATATAGAGTTTGATCTGCTGTCAATTCTGAAAAATCGTTAACCGCAGTTGCGCCTTGACTTAAACAATATGTGTTACCTGTTGACCCTGTTATATTAGTAATACTATTACCTAACGTTATGATTCTATCAAAAGAATTAGTTGTGATACCAGTTAATCTAATTTCCGCCACTTTACAATTAACCAATGGTGTAGTGTCACCACCTCCGCCGACAACAATATCCTCAGTTGAACATTCTTCACATTCGGGATAATTTATTAACGATAACTTTGAGGTATTGTTAACTTGTAATAAACTTGTGGACCTTCTCAAACCTCTACCTGCACTTTTTGCACCATAATCAATTAACAACTCACCTAAAGGTCCTAAAACGTCTTTTACTAAAAAATTTAATGCTTGTAACACAATCCATTTTATAATAAAATCTAAGGCCAATAAAAAATCTGCAATTAATAATGTGAATGTATAATTTCTAGTTCCAAAGTTAACTGGTGGTGTTAAGTTTTCAGTACAATCCTCTTCTTCGCTTGGCACTAATTCTTTTAAGCCTATGTACTTATTTTTACCGAACACTCCGTTATTAACATATGAAGATTGTAATGATGATACGGTATAAACTTTATTATATGTAAATCTATAAAAATAATCTCTAGGGTAATATTCACCATTCTGATTATATAAAATACCATAATCAGAATTAGTGCTCACAGCATTTTGTGGATAACCACTCCATTCTGTACCAAAATAATATGAACTATCAATATCATTTTGATATTCTCGAATATTGGGTATTAAGTAATCAGCATTTAATCTTGCTCTTGACAATTCATTATCGTTTAAATTAATTCTAAAACGATAACATCCTGATGTTGGTACACCTTTGTTTGGGTCATTAGTTATTTCATTTTCACCAAATTCATTAGTCACAACATAATCCATGTTCATTGGTAGTGGTAAAACAAATCCACCATCATCTTGAATATCTTCATCAAGTGGAAGGTATTGTAGATATGGTCTACTTTGTTCATCCCTATGTGTTGTAAATCTAATTACCTCAATTTTACCTGACTTTGAAGTTAGGTCACATTTTCTACCCATTTTTGCTCTTGGGCTGCAATTCTTATTAATTGCGTTTTTACCGGTATCAGTATAGATTCCTCCAATCACATATGCGTTTGGTTGTATTCTAATACCCAATTCTGATGTGTCAAAATCTGCTCTTGTAATTGCAATTTCGCATAAACTTTCATTACCCCAAAAAGGATATACTTCAATATTTCTATCAAAAGAAACGACTTGTGGTAGTGAATCTAAATCATCGGAAGATTTAAATGTGTAATTATTTTTAAAGTTATCAACACTTCTTCCTAATCTAATTAAATCTTGTGGTCTTAATGAAAAACAACCAATATCAGATAAGTCAATGTCAACATGTAATTGATGGTTTCCGGTTGGTACCCCCCAAATCATAAAGTCACCAGCATCATTTGTTTTTACAGTGTAGTTGTAATATTTTTCATACACTTCTAAAACTGCTTCTTTTTCTAATATATCTGATTGGTCGAAAAATGTTCCTGTTGCTGTGTGTCCACCATGTTGTTGTCTAGCTGGTAATAGGTTATAGCGATAACCATCAGCGTTTTTGTCATTATATTCTTTATATGGATATAATGTAGATATAACCGGGTCATCAGCGTCAGCGTCGTCCAACGGCACAAAAATAGACACTTTGGCATTACCAATACCAAAACCATTATTCGCTGTTACCCTTCCGCAAATAACGCCATAATCAGCACATCCTGAAGTGTAAACTTGTTCTTGTGAAAATTTTAATGATAAAATCTCAAGGACATCGAAATCTTGTTTCAATTCGACGGTTACCTTTTGGTCTTTCCCTAAATTTGTTGAAATCCTGTGTTTTTGCATTCTTATAATAAATAGAAACTATATGATTTTCTACTATTATAACTAAAAATTCAATTAAAATGTAGTGGTTCCTAAAGTCTTAACCCTTACTTTAATATCTTTGTTTGGAAATCTAATTTGAAATATCTGATTTGACTTCATATATATCGTATTATCCAATTGTTGAATTTCTTTAGTTTGAACGTCCTTATATCGTTGAGCCACTTGTGCTGATGAATATTGACCACCGATAAGGTTATAAACACGAATCTCGATTACATTTTCAACTCCGCTAACATTACCAATGATATTATTTAATCCACCAACTAAAAGTGGGTCTCCCATTTTTCTCCTACCATAATCAAAATATCTTGTAACATTTTCAATTACTGATTGAATAATGTCTGTTTGATTTTCATTTTTGTTTACCGCTAAATCAATTTCTAGACTCATGTCAATTACTTCACCGCTTGCAATGTCAATAAAATCATTTATCATTTTGTGTTCAGAAAGAAAATCTAGAATATTGTTTTTCAATGTGTTAGATACTAAGTTAGTTAGATTTCCGTTTTCATCATAAGATAATAATTTTATTTTTACCTTATTGTCTTCTTCCATCACATTTACTTTAGCCGGTGCACCATATGTTGATGGCATGTTTTCAATTAATGATTTATAATCATTTAATGTTACCGCTCTATTTTGTGCCGCAAAATTATATGCCACCATATTACGAATTTCTTCGATTGTAGGTTGGTCTGCACCACCAACTGCTGGTGTTATATTTGTAACTCGAAGTGAGTTTATTACTTGTGTGTTTGTTGTTGTGTTTTTACCATTAACAATAAATTCTAATGAATCTACGCTATTGATAACGTTAATACCTAGATTCGTTTCCTTTCCGCCACCAACTCTGTATTTTATAAATAAAGTAGTACCACCTCTAGGTATTTCACCTAAAGACATGTTATTAAGATATGAAGCTAAACTAACTTTCATGTCACCGGTTATGTAGTTATCCAAGTTATCCATTGGATTTACATTACCTGAACCAAATGTCACTGAAAAATAATTTTCAGGGGTGTATTCTGTTACAAATTTTTTAGTTATCGATTTATATGTACCAGCTTTAAAATTTGCAGTATCTGAAACTGCTGTTGGATTTGTAACAAATACTTTATCTTCAATCAATGATTTTACTTCGTACCATTTATTTGTGTCGTCCGCAAATTCAGAATAAGTTGGATTAGAGAAAAATGTTGTTCCGTCCTTATGTATAATTGAAGTAACACCTAAAACATTCTGTTCTGGTAAATAAATTTTCAAAAATGGTTTTTGGTCTACGTCTGTAATTACTCTTCTAAATATTTTTGTAACACCATTAACAACAGCTTCTCTTTTTGTAATTGTATATTTTGTTAATTTGTTATTTGCATCAAAATTTGGGATTTTAATTCTGTTTGGCTCCCCCTTACTATTAAATGGATTAGCAAAATCAATATCATCAATGGTTTCAAAAATTTGTCCTCCACCAGAAATCTGTGCACCTGATCTTAACACACCTAAATAACTTTCATCTTCTTTATCACCTTTTACTGGTACATCAATTGAAAAATCACATAATGCTACTGATGGTCTAACACCTGGTATTTTAATACCATAAGTTTTTGCAATATGAAATAATGATTGTTTTTGCTGTGCAAAATCTAGCATTGTTTCCTGCCATACTCTATCAATATGAAAGTGTAAGTTATCTGCAACAGCAGCATTTATATCCAGTAAAACCGAATAAATTGAAGCGTCATTAAAATTTTGAACTAGGTCTGGGTAATATTGTTTAGTAAAACTAACCAATTCATTTCTTAAACTAGCGAAATCTCTTACTCCGTATGTTATTTTTTTAGCCATTATATATTAATTATTATAAAATCAGAAGTTGAAAATGCTCCGTTATTAACTGTATAGTCAATTTTAACTTTTGCTGTGTATGGTTTATTTGATGCGTCTGAAACTCTGAATAAACGTTCATCTTCATCTTGGTTAAAGGTTTTAACTTCCGATGGGTCATCTTCAGCTGACATTACTTGTATTGTGTTTATATCTAGATTTGGTATGTATGTTTTAACCGATGTTCTAATTTCATCTTCAATCAAATTGAATGTAATTATATCATTTTGGTCAAATATAAATTCATATAATCTAGTACCAAAGTCTGGTAAATAATATCTACTTCCCCTTCTAGTAAGTAGTAAGTGAATTAGATTCGCTCTTACTTCTCTCTCAGGAGTTTCTGTCATTCCTAGATAATCACCCTTTAATGAATCCCTGAATGGGAAATCGATACCATATGTAGCCATATCTATAAATATAATAATTCATAAAATGGTTATGTATCTTCTTTTGGTTTTATATTTCCCTTTATGTGAATTGGTTCATAGGGACAATTTTGACATTTATTACCGCAGCAATACCCTCTTTTTAATAAAAAAAGAGAAGTCAGAACCATTAGTCCTGACCCCTCCTCTATAATGTAATCAACCCCTTCTGTCATTATATACTTGTTACGTCGCAAGAAGCACCACTACAAGCTTGAGCTGCAAAATCTGAGATGTTCTTATATTGTGGTTTATCTAAAATTTCGCCGAAGTTAACTTCTTTAAATTGACGAGTAATTGTTTCCCACTTATAGAACAAATGAACATCTTTTAAGCAGTATACCATTTTCTTCAAATCACCTTTAAAGTAATTCTTTGCAAATTTCTTCGCTCTTGAAATCCAGTATTTCTTCAATAAAACTTGCTCTCTTGTTCCTGTAACCGGAATTGTGTCGTCAAGTAAATGTTCTGTTGCTAACCATAGGTTTTGATTAAAATAATGTAAACCATCAATAATCAATCCTGAAGCTAATACCGAACCTTTACCATATGTTTCAACTAATTCATCAAGATTTAGTACTGAAGTGAATGGAGCTTGGTTAAAGTCTTTATCACCATAATCTGACATAAAGCTAACTGCAGTAAAGAAGTCTCTTTGTTCCCAAATGTATTCAACAATCGCGTCTTTGTCATCAATAATAACCGTACAAGACGTGTTATGGTTAACAGGCATGTAAGCACACAACTCAGGATTTGTACCCGCGTTTACCCAATGTTGTTGAACTAACTTAATTAATTCTAAGTGTTTAATACCCTTCATGTCTTTTTTGAATAAACCAACTTTTGGATTTTCAACTGGTACGAATACGACATAATCACTCTTAGTTGATGACCATACGCTTTCTTCTAATAAGAATGCCATATTTTCTTCTAACCATTTTGCTGTATTACTTTCTTTATTTAATTGCATAATACGGAAATACTTTTCAGAATGCTCCGGGTGAATACCTGATGCAGTTCCTAATACAACAGATGCGTTACCTGATGGTTTAACACATGTTGTTCTTGCCGCTTGGTTAATACCTATTACAGCAGCAACCTCTTTGTTCACGTCCTTAACAACTTTAGCACCTTCTTCTAATAATTCAGCATTAAATAATTTAGGATTATTCATCCAACCTGTAATACTAACACCTAATAACGCTTCTCTTTCGAAAATAGCTTTACTTGTTTCACCTAAATAAGGGAAGTCTGTGTAACCTGCTTGTAATGTACCTAAAATAGATGCATCTCTACAAGCTTTAAGAAACTTCTCTTTTGTTGTTGCTTTTTCAGCATTGATTTCTGATAGGTTACAACCTTGTATACCAAACTTATATTTGTTATCTTTAACATATTGTTCTACCTCGTCATACTTAATTTTACCAAAATCAATAGTATCTAATACTGGTATTTTTAAAATCTCAAAACATGGGTTGAACATGTCAAACCAACTGTTTGCAAAAACAAAACCAATATCATTTGCTCCGTCATTTAATTGTACTAAGTAATTAAATTGTTCTTTATTAACTTCACTTCTTAATAATAAAACTGAGTTATTACTACGACCTCTTTGTGGGTTTTCCATTCTCCAGTTGCCTGTCTTAGCATGAATCATTTCAGAGTCATTAGGGTCAACAATCATGTTCAATGCCGAACGTCTTACGCCTCCTGATAATACTGCATCTGCTGAGTGACAAATAATATCAAACGCTAAAATTGGTCTGATTTTTTCTCCTTCATTTGTAATCCACTTCTCAATGAGTGTTTCAATTTTTTCTAATGATTGTTTTAATCCTTCAGGTCCAGGAGCTTTAAAACCACCACTGATAAATGCGCCTTTTTCTCTGATAAATGAATAATCAAATTTAATTTCATAACCAGCATATTCAGGGAAAGGTTGCTCGTCAACAAAATAAGATGACATTAGAACCCCTAAGGCATTTGACCATCCTTCAATAGAATCTTCTATGTAGAATGTTTTAGTACCTAATGTTCTTTTTTGTAATTTGCTTAAGTTGTTTACAAAAGGAATTAATAATCCACCACCAAATCCGCAACCGGATAACGCTAAATAAAAAATTTCTTGGAAAACTCTA